TTGACGCTGGCCTAGATCATTTATATGATCCAAATAACCACAGGTCGATTGAACAATTTAGTGAAATTGAAAACAAATATGGAACTTTAGATCAAGTAAAAGGTTCGCAAGGAATTCTTGTGCTACAAGATGGAAGACTTGTTAGAGGAGGATAAAGTGCCAACTATTGATGTTGAGGTTAGACCAGGTGAGTTTGCTCCATTTGAGATAAGAGGAGAAACTCCTAACTATGTTGAGATGAAAGAAATAAATCGTCTTGTTAAAAACTTAGATAGAGAATCCAGAGAAACAAAAATAAGATCTTCTGAACAAGAAGGTTTTGATACCCGAACAGGTGTTCGTAGTGCAAGCTTGCGTTCATCTTTGTCGGCTGCAGAAACAAATCCAGAGCAAGAAGCAATCTTACAAAAGTTCGGGTTACAGTCCGAAGATTACTTGAGAGATAGCAGAGGTAGACTAGCAGTTACTCCTGAAGGTGGTAAAAAGCTTGGACTAGAGTTATCTGAGAATACCTTAATAGATGAAGAAGGTTTCTCCCGTTATGATTTGGCGGATATAGCTGGTATTGCTCCTGAAGTAATAGGAGGTATCGGAGGTGCTATTGCTGGTCAGATACTTATTCCTATTCCTGTCTTAGGAGCCGCTATTGGGGCTGGTGTGGGGGCTGGAGGCGGTTCTGCTGTAGAAGAAGGCATCGAGGCTCTGGCAGGCGTTTCTAAGCAAACTGCTGGTGAAATAGCAAAAGATGTAGCAACAGAAGCAACAATAGGTTTCTTGGCTGATGCAACTTTAGGAACTTTTGGTTTAGGTTATAGAGCCCTTAGAGGTGGACAAGCAGGAAAGTCATTAACTCCAGAAGAATTAGAAGCAGCTGGTAAGTCAATTGAGATGGGTATTAATCCTACACTTACCGCAATTAGAGCGCCTTCTATTGTTGGTCGTCAGCAAGCAATTGTAGAGAAGATATTTGGTACGTCTTCTAGACTTAAAAAGAATAATGACATTATGCAGGCAAAGATTGCTCAGTTCAGAGATGCGGCAGGAGCCGCTACTGATGAAGAAGCTGGTACAGTTCTTTTGCAATCTTTAGGAAAAGAAAGCACTAGGCTAAATAAGTTAAATAGAGAAGCGCAGACTGCATTAGTAAAACAATTAGATGATTTAGCGCAGGACTTAGGCGCGGCAGCTAAAAAGAATGCTAACCTGGAGCCTGAATTATTAGATTACTTTGGCAATGCAATCAAAGCCTTTGATGATAGAATGAGTGCGGTATTTTCACCTATTGATGATGCTTTGGAAAGTACCGTTGGCTCTGCTAAAATAATACCAACTGCCAGTATCAGATCAATAGCTATTAAAGCATCTGACACTTATAGACCAAATTTAGCTGGTAGAACTCCAAGCACTAGAGCGTTACAAAGCGCAATAGATATTTCTAAAACAATAGGACCAGAAACATCATTTAAGTCTCTCTATCAAACCAGAAAAGCTTTAAATGACACTCTTGCTACAGCTACAGGAAGAGGTGAGAGAGATATAATAAGGCAAATGATTGATGAGTCAGATAAATTATTAAGAAGCGGAAACATTGAAAGTTATGCTTTAGCATCTGGAAATCAAATATCAGAAGAAGGGTTAAATACTTTAAGGCAGGCATCTAAATCATTGGACAATGCAAGAGGCGATTATAAAGCTGGAGCAGACGCATTTGATAGAATTGAAGACGCTGGTATAATAAAAGATCTTAGAAGAAAAGTCGAAACTGGAGACAGAATAGGTTCTCAAGATATTAAGTTAGATAGAATAGTAAAAAATGACAATCCAAGCACTTTAAAAAGCGCGATAGAAGCTGTTTCGGAAAGTAGCGGAACTGCTGCTAATGACTTTAGAGAATTAATTGCAGGACAATGGCTAAGAGATGCTTTGGATAAATCTGGAATAAGTGAAATAAATAATTACAAGCCAGATACATTTAGAGGTGCTGCTTTTGCAAAGTCTATAAAAGATTTAGGCAGAACAGCAGATGTTTTATTTGGAGATACAGCACCGCAAATAAAAGCTTTAGCTAATTCGATTGACAAAGCTTCTTTATCTAACATGAGCAAAGAAACAGTGGATAATATTATTAACGCTGGTTTAAGGCCCGTAGATACATTAAAGCAAATAGAAACCACTCAAATTCAATTACAAAACTTTACAAAAAGCAAAGTTCTACGAGACTTAGCTAGAGGAGATATGAATCCTGTTGAAGCATCTGAACTTATATCTAATAAAAGAACAAGCGCTTCGGACATAAAAAAAATTATGAATGCGTTTGATAGTGCAGGAGATGAAGCCGCTAAACAAACGGTTAGAGGCAACTTCATGCAAAATCTCATTGCTGATTTTGGAGATAGCTTAACAACAGATGCAAAATCTTTAAAAGGATTTGCAAATAGACTTATAGAAGCTGATGAAGGCGGCAAACTAAAAGCTTTGTTCGGAGAAGAGATGGGTAAAGATATGGCAGAGTTTGCCAAAATACTTTCCTTTAATTCGAGAACAGCTGCTGGAGGTGACTTGGTTGCAGCTAATATAGCCGCTAGTCCTTTGCAAAACTTAGGAGCTTTGGTAAAATATAGCTTATTAGGTAGGTTCTTAGCTTCTGCCCCTTATTATAAAACAGTATTAAATCAGTACAAAAAACAAGCTGCTGGGGAAAGCGCAGAAGAAAAGGCGAACATTTTAGGAAGAATAATAGCTAGTTCTTTCTCACAAGTTCCAGCGCAACTCGCTCAATCTGGGTTTCAAGAGGGTGAAAGACAAATAAGATACGCAATAGAAAATTCTCAAATTGGACAAGAGTTATCAAATCTATCGCAGCAAATACAACCCCCGAACATAAGTTCGGGTTTGGCCCAGGTATCTCCCGTTCCAGCAGCAGCACCCGCTGGAGGATTACGGGAAAGAGCTAAAACAGACCCTGGAGTAGCACAGGCATTAGGTATCCAAGGATCAACAGCGGGATTATTGTAATGAACATAGACAAGTTAAGAGAAGAATTAGCTTCTGATGAAGGCTGTAAGTACGAGATATATCTGGATCATTTGGGATTGCCCACATTTGGAATAGGGCATTTAATTACTAAAGATGACCCAGAGTACGGTAAAGATGTTGGCTCAGTAATTGAGCAGAGCCGTGTTCAATCTGCGTTTAACTTAGATATCACAGTTACGATTGAAGATTGCCAGAGGCTCTACAAAGACTTTAATGACCTACCCGAAGAAGTGCAGTTAATCATAGCTAACATGATGTTTAACCTTGGATATCCGCGTTTATCTAAGTTCAAGGGTATGAAGGCTAACGTAGATGCAAGAGATTGGTCAGGGGCAGCCAATGAAATGGTAGACTCAAAGTGGTATACACAAGTGCCAAATAGAGCCCGTAGATTGGTAGATCGAATGCGTTCTTGCGATTAAGATACTAAACCAAGTCCACCTTTACTTTTTGTATCTCCATACTTTTCAATATAATATTCATCAATAAGCTTTGCTAATTGCTGCCGAATGTTTCGATGTTCGTCTTCCGAAATTTGCTTTATCTTATGATAAGTGTTTATATCTATACCCACAGATTTAAATTGCATAACATACCTCATGGTTAAAAGGACATATAATGCCATATAATAACATACCTTATGGAAGACGCAACAAGTTCCGCGCAAAGAAGACAGAGTTTATGGGCATGATGTTTGACTCAAAATGGGAAGCGGAGAGATATGCACAGCTATATAAGCTTTCTCAAGCTGGGGAAATACAAGAATTAGAACGGCAAATAAGATTTAATATTGTCGTTAATGATCAAAAAATATGTGCATATGTAGCAGACTTCACATATTATGAACGCGATGAAAATGGCGAAAACAAGTTCATAGTTGAAGATGCAAAAGGCGTAGAAACCCCAGAGTTTAAGCTAAAAAAGAAACTAATGTTAGCAGCAAATAACATAGATATAAAAATTTCTAAAAAAAAGTAGTTGACAGTGTGAAATACATTTCCTATTCTGGTGAAACCAATTACCAATAGGAGGTTCAAATGAACTTAGTACAAACTGAGTCTCTTTTGTCTTCTGCAACAACAGCCGAACTACAAATGCTTCTTTTAGAAGCCAAGGATGAATTGCAGAAAACTCAAGAGAGAATAAAAGCAATTAATAACCAAATCACAACTAGATACCAAGATGCCGCGCAAGATAAGCTTCATCAACAAGGTAAAGATTTTGGCTCCACAACTTTATATGAGGGCAATCTTAAAATCCAATTTGACTTTAAAAAGAAAGTTGAATGGGATCAGGATAAACTTGTCGCCATATTAAACACATTAGACACAGAAACAGCCAAGCATTACGCGACTGCTAAATATACAATACCAGAAGCGAAATATACTAATGCTCCACCAGAAATAAAAGGTGTGCTTAGTGAGGCTCGTACTGTTCACTTACAAGGTGTATCAGCAAGTATTGAGGAGAATAACAATGCTTAAAATTATTAGTGCTGAAGACCGTTTAAAAGAAAAGCGCGGTCATAAAATTGTTGTGTGTGGCAAATCTGGCGTGGGTAAAACTACCCTCGTCAGAACGCTAGATACACAGAAAACTCTGTTCATGGACTTAGAGGCGGGAGATGCCGCGATTGAGGGTGTAGCGGTAGATGTAATTCGCCCAAGAACATGGACAGAGTGTCGTGATTTCGCATGTCTATTAGGTGGTCCTAATCCATCTTTGTCTGATGATATGTGTTACTCACAGGCACACTATGATTTAGTTTGCCAAACTTATGGAGAGCCTTCCAGTTTTCTTTCAAAATATGATACCATATTTGTTGATAGCATAACAGTAGCTGGTCGATTGTGTTGGCTATATTGTCAAAATTCATCTGACAATAAGTCAGACAGAACAGGCAAAATAGATATTCGCAATGCTTATGGTATGCAAGGAAGAGAGATGATGGGTTGGTTAACTCACTTGCAACACATTCGAGATAAGAATGTAATCTTTGTTGGTATACTTGATACTAAAGTTGATGACTACGGTAGAGAGACATTTGAGTTGCAAATAGAAGGCTCTAAAACTGGCAGAGAACTACCAGGAATTGTTGACGAAGTTATTACAATGGCAGTTATGAACACTGATGAAGGTGCGCCATATCGGGCATTTGTATGTCAAACACTTAACCCTTGGAACTATCCTGCCAAAGATAGAAGTGGTTTACTTGAACTGGTTGAAGAACCTAATCTTGGTAAACTTCTTGAAAAAATGAGTGGTGTTGTGCAAGATAAACCACTTGAATTCGTTAACCCGAATGAAATGACACAAACACAAACACAAGCAGAAGGAGTTATAAATGCTTAATTTAAATGAAGTCGTTTTAGAAGAATCAAACACATCCAATGATTTACAACCTATTCCAGATGGTACGGTTGTAAGGGCTATTATTAACTTTACTGGTGGCGATGAAGTCATTCAAGAGTTTAGTCAGTTGTCTATGTTTAAAAAGTCACAAACAACTAGCGCAATTTATTGTCCCATAGAGTTTACTGTTATGGGTGGTGAGTTTGATAAAAGGCGAGTGTGGCATAACTTGTTTGTTCATGGTGATAAGATGGGCAACAATGGCATTCCAATTGCTCGTGAAATAGGCATGAGAACGCTTAGAAACATGGTTGATAGTGCGTATAACCTTAACCCTAATGATCAGTCAGCAGAGGCTGTAGGCAAGCGTAATATCATGGCTATCGAAGCATTGCAGGGGCAAGAAATTTGTTTTGTTGTTGCAGTCGAAAAAGGAACTAATGGTTATAAAGATAAGAACAAAGTAAAAATTGTTCTGACTCCAAAAGATAATAACTTTATTGGTTCTAACAATGGAACAGTACCTGTTAATGGCACTGTCAATATGAATGCATTACCACAAAATGTGGCAAATGCAATGCAAGCACAAATGCCAGCCCAACCACAAAACTCTGGTGTTACACCTCAGTGGGCTAAGTAACTGAAAACAAAAAACATTTTATCGGCATGGGTTAAGAAAAAAAATGTTTTTAAAAAATGTTAATATGGATTCTATTTCTAGCGGTGCCTATTGGTATTGGTAGAACTCGCTTGGGGAGTGCGAGTGCCGCAAAACTCCCCAACACACACAAGGGAGAAAAAAATGAGTAATGGAAATTTTGACGATTATTATAAACAGCTTGAAGGTTTTAAAATTCATAAATTTTTAGGCATGGAGGATAGTGACACAGGTGGAGATGGATTCGCTCAATTTCATTTAAAAAAACCAAACTATAAAGATATTATGATTGAAGTATCACGCGACCCAGAAGGTAATGGCGGTGGCTTCTTGTTTATATCGGACGTAAAATAAATGTTAAGGCATGTTGATTTATGCTCTGGCATTGGCGGATTTAGCCTTGGATTTGAATGGGCAGGATTATCCAAGCCAGTTTTATTTTGCGATATAGAACCGTGGTCGCGTAAGATTTTAAATAAGCACTGGCCTGATGTGCCAATTGCAGAAGATGTAAAGGAATTAGCAAATGACCCAGAAAGACTTGTTCCAGAATGTGATATCCTCACCGCAGGATACCCCTGTCAGCCCTTTAGTGTCGCTGGACCTCAAAAAGGAGAAGCGGACCCTAGACACATCTGGCCGTACATCTTTAGAATTATTGCACAAAGACGACCCACTTGGGTCGTTTGCGAAAATGTTTATGGTCACATCAGATTGGGGCTCGACAAAGTGCTTACTGACTTGGAAACCGAAGGCTACACCACAAGGACGTTTATTGTTCCAGCTTGCAGCATCAACGCGCCCCATAAAAGAGATAGACTCTGGATTTTGGGCTACACCAAACACAATGGATCACCTACCTCAGAGATCGGAGGAGTCTCTGATAAGACAGGCGAACACGACTCGCAAGGGCAGAACCAAACCAGCGAATTTAAGGGAACAAGTAGACCCAGAAGTAGTGAAGATGTGGCCTACACCCAGAGCAAGCGACATAGAGGGGGGAATCCCACAGGGGATAGAACTCAAGAACGGATCCTTCAGTCGGAAGAATCAGAAGGGCGAGAGATGGGGTGTGAAGCTGAAGGACGCAGTGAGTCATTCAGAGAAGATGTGGCCTACTCCGACAACCAGAGATCACAAAGGAGGATATCAGGGTGGGAGAGTGCGGAATGGGAAGATCAGCAACGATACACTGGACGTAGCAGTCCAGTACACGGACAATCAATCAAAGACTGGTGGTCAGTTGAGCCCAATTTTTGTCGAGTGGCTCATGGGGTACCCAATAGGGTGGACCGAATTAGAGGATTAGGCAATGCAATT